ATGAAAGTTTTACCCTCCAATCATTGGTATATCTTTCTCCTCGAACCAATATATCTTTCTTTTCTGTTGAATTTTCAGATATTTCTAAGGAGGGCACAGGTATTTCTGTGAAGGGAACAGATTTTGATATATTGTCTTTTACTGATAAATTGCCCGGGTCAAAGCCTTCTCTTAATGGTGGTAAAGACGGATCATTGGTTATCGGCGGTTTAGAAATTGGTTTTGTCATAATTTCTCCGGACTAAATAGTAATTAGTTTAAATATATTTATCATAAAAAATAACAGCATTTTGCCCTAATTTATTGTTTAATTACACGGAGCTGTAATAAAATTAAATTATATAGCAGGAAAACATATGGAAAGAATCAAAAACAAAAAAAAGATTAATTACCTAAATAATAAAGATATTTTAAAAGAAATACATAAAAGTAAATCATCATATTGTTCTTTTGTAGAACCAGAATACCATCAATATGATATTATAATTGATAGACCTGATTTGCCACTTGAGAAATCTTTAGAAATTGCTCTTAAGCCTTCAAATATAAAGCAGGCCAAAGAAAATAGAGCAACTAGACTCTCACAAGAAACAGGAACAAAAATTAATCCAAAAACTATACCTGAAACTGATTTAATATTTAGAATAATGACATGGGAACATATTCCAATGTCACAAAAACCTCCTAGAAAGTCACAAACAAAGAAAACCGCCAAAGATATTATTGAATTTGACTTTGATGATAATGAAGATGAAGAAATTTATAATGATATAGACAATGATGATAATAATCTAGTTTATGAAAAAGTTAACTTTCCTCCGTTTCAACATTTTAAACTAGATGAAAATAGAAATTTTATATGTGTCGGTAAAAGTCACTGGATAGGAGGGATGGACAATGGATATTTTAGTAAAGATCACGGACAAATAACTGATAAACTTGCTAGAATATTTATGATGTTATGTGAAAAGTATTCAATGAAATATAATTGGAGAGGCTATACTTACCGTGATGAAATGGAAGCCAGTGCTATTCTCCAACTTACTTGTATAGGATTAAGATTTAACGAAGCTAAAAGTTCTAATCCGTTTTCATATTATACGGCGGCTGTTACCAATTCTTTTTGCAGAGTATTAAACAATGAAAAAAGAACACAAAATATACGAGATGATATTTTAGAATACCACGGGTTTACGCCGTCGATTACTCGTCAATTAAAAAACTTATGATTTATATACATATACCGCATTGCCAGAATCCCAAAATCTATTCCATTTGAGATGTTTCATGATATCCCACTCACTCCCTAAATGATGTAATTCTTTAGGGAGTTTGTGTTTTTGAAATTTTACCCTACTATATACTTCTTCTGGCGATTTAAAATACCAATAATTTGGGCTGCTATAATGTGAAAATTTAAATCCCATATTTTCATATACATTACCTATTCCCCAATTTAAATTAGCATAAGAAATTACTGAGGCAGGAGATAATTCTTTTATAAAAGCATGAAATAATTTAGTAGCTGCTCCTGAAATTGAATATTCTTTTAGGGAAGCAAATCTTACTAATTCATATTCTGCTTCTTTTTTAGAAAATCTAGATTTAGACAGCCCCATAGCTGAATATAATTTTCCTTCTTTATCTATTAAACCGTAGTTGTATTTGGTAAAAATTCCTCCTTGTAAATGATTTTCATCAAAAAATTTTTTAGCTGTCTTAGAATCTATTTTAATCAATTTAAGACTTCTGGCTCCCATTTTATTAGTTTGTAACTTTAGTGCATTTATAATTCTTTGTTTAACTATATCTTCTTTATACATTAATTCATGTTCAAATATTTGTATTAATCTTATGCCCTTTTCTTTACACATTTTAAACTTATCAAAATGATAATTTTTATCTCTGCCTGCTAATTCACTGTGCCAATATAAACCATTAAATTCTATAGCTAAATTAAAATCAGGGATATAAAAGTCTATCTGATAAGGAGGAATAATATCATATGAACCAAAAACATAGTTTATATTTAAATTATCTAGCCATTCTTTTATTAATATTTCACCCCAAGTAAAATTCTTTGGGTTGCATGTTGGACAAGCATTATCTCTGGCATATCTTACTATTTCATAAAATTCTGTGTTACATTTCAAACATTTCCATTTAAGTAAATCATCACTATTACACGTTGCATATTCTTTAGCGGTAAATAAGGGTGTTATGGTTTTTCTAAATTTACTTAATTCTTCAAAACTATTAAATTTTTTGGATATTTTTACTTTATCCCGATAGTTTTCATTTTTCATCACATTTACGACACCATATCTTTTAATACAAGTGTTTTTTATTGCTTCTTTAAAGATAGGATGCTTAGATGGTCGTTCAACCCCGTATTTGTTTAAAAATGTATTTTTTGTTTTTTCATATATGTTTTTATTTTGTTGTGGCCATTCTACACCGTTATTTTTTAAACAAGTCATTGACGATTTTTTAAGTATTTCAGGATTTTGTGTAGGTGATTTTACACCATATTTTTTAAAACAAGTATTGGCAGCTTTTACTTTTATTTCTGGAAGTTTACTTATTACGTCAACCCCATATTTACTTTTTACTGTTTCTTTTCTTTTGCTGTTAATTTTCTCAATATCTGCATTTTTCCAAAATTCATTTTTAGCAAGTAAATTGCATTGGCATGAGTCCATGTTCCCGCAAAATTTGCGATAACCTTTAGACATGCTTATAAATCTCTTTTCTTTATTACTAATACTACACCAACCTACCTCAGAGTTATAATCATGTAAATAAAGATAGGCTTTGCCCGATAAAGAAATATTTTGTGGATAAATTAAATCTAGTTCTTCTTTAAATTTTTTTACTCTATGGGTAAATTCCATTAAAGTAATTTTTTCATCTTCATATTGTTTTTTAAGCTCTGATAATGACATTACAAATCCTTTTTCATATTAACACTATATATCTATAGTTTAAAATTTTATTTTTTAAGTGGTTACCATTTTTGTTGTGTTGTAAAAAATAACTAAATATAATTTCAAGTATGAGTAATTTATTTAAAAAAGCCGCCGTCATGACCGATATCCATTATGGATTAAAGTCAAACAGCATTATACATAACACTGACTGCGATAATTTTATAGATTGGTTTATTAAAAAAGCTAAAGAAGAAGATTGTGAAACCTGTTTTTTTCTGGGGGATTATAACCATCATAGGGCCAGTATTAACATACAAACTTTACAATTTGGTCTTAGAGGATTAGAAAAACTAAGTAAAAATTTTGATATAGTATATTTTATCCCTGGAAACCACGATTTATATTATCGTGATAAGCGTGATATACATAGTGTAGAGTGGGCAAAACATTTACCAAATGTAAAAATAATAAATGATTGGTTTATTACCAAAGACGTTGTTATTGCTCCTTGGTTAGTAGGTGACGATTATAAAAAACTCCCCACACTTGAAGGAAAATATCTATTTGGACATTTTGAACTGCCTAACTTTTACATGAACGCTCAAGTTCTTATGCCAGACCACGGAGAAATAAAAGATAGTCATGTTTCAAACTTTGAAACTGTATTCAGTGGTCATTTTCATAAAAGACAATCAAGAAATAATATTTGGTATATAGGAAATGCTTTTCCACATAACTATGCCGATGCCGGTGATGACCAAAGAGGCATGATGATACTTGAATGGGGAAAAGAACCTGTATTCTATTCTTGGCCTGATCAACCACTATACAAAGTTTACAAACTAAGTGAAGTTTTAGATAATCCTGATAGCTTACTATTACCAAAAAGCAGTGTAAGGATACATTTAGACATTGACATTTCATATGAGGAAGCCAATTTTATTCGTGAAACATTAATTCCTAAGTATAATATACGTGAAATGTCCTTAATACCAATAAAATCAGAACAATATGCTCAAGATTTGGCTCCAGGTCAAATAAAATTTGAAAGTGTAGACCAAATTGTTATAGATAATCTGGCTGCCATCGAGAGCGAATACTTTGATCCTAAATTATTGCTAGAGATTTATCGTTCACTATGAGTATAATCCTTAAAAATATTACATTAAAAAATTTCCTTTCTATTGGCGCAGTTTGTCAAGCGATAAACTTTGATAACAAAGAACTTACTCTAATTTTAGGTGAAAATTTAGATTTGGGAGGAAACGGCTCCCGTAACGGCACCGGAAAAACAACTCTTATACAAGGGCTTTGTTATGCTCTTTATGGAAATCCTATAAATCAAATAAGAAAAGACAATCTTATTAATCGAACCAACGGAAAAAATATGTTGGTTACCCTAGAATTTAATGTAAATGGTGTTGATTATAGAATTGAACGAGGTAGAAAGCCAAATATTTTAAAATTTTATATAAACAACGAACTTCAAAAAAATAAAGAAGATAGTAACGAAGCACAAGGCGAAAATAAAGAAACACAGGCTGTAATAGAACGTGTTATAGGTATGTCAAGCGATATGTTTAAGCACATCGTAGTATTAAATACCTATACTGAACCTTTTTTGTCCATGAAAGCCAATGACCAAAGAAATATTATTGAACAACTTTTGGGAATCACTCTTTTAAGTGAAAAGGCTGAATTAGTAAAAGAAAAAATTAGAGAAAATAAAGAAAAAATACTACAAGAAGAATTTAGAATAAAGGCTATTGAAGAAGCTAATAAGCGAGTTAAAGAGCAAATTGAAAGTTTAAAGCGCAGACAAAATTTATGGAAAAAACAGCATGATGAAACTTTAAAAAAGTTAGTTTATGATTATGAAGAACTTTCAAAGATTGACATTGAAAAGGAATTATTAGCACATAAAGAATTGGCTAAATATAATGAATTAGTAAGAATAAAAGAACAATATGATTCGATTAAAGCAAGGCATATAGCTTGGCAGCAAAAACAAGAAAATGATTTAGCTATACTACAAAAACAATATGATGCATTAAGTCATATTGACATTGAAGCTGAATTAAAAGCACATGCCGAATTAAAAATATATGAAAACAATAAAGTTAAATTAGAAGCAATTGAAAAAAACATCGAGAGATTATCTTCTTTATTAAAGAAAGATGAAAAAGTATTAAAACAATTAGAAAAAGAAATAGAAGTTCTTCGCAATAATAAGTGTTACGCTTGTGGTCAAGATTTTCATGATGAAAATCATGCCAAAGTAATAAACAACAAAATTTCCATGTTAGAAACAGTAAAAAACGAAATTACCCAAACCCAAAATGAATTAGAAAAAAATAAAAATTCTCTATTTGTTTTGGGCGAAAAACCTATAACCTACTATAAAACTGAAACTGAGGCTATACAGCATAGTTCAGAAATTAATAGACTGTTACAGTTAATAAATGCCAAGAAAAATGAAAAAGATCCATACCTTGAACAGTTAAATGAAATGTCAGAAGTCGACCCTGGTCCAATGCCAGTAACAATTTATGATAGTGAAAGAGAAGCTATTGAACATAAAAATACATTAAAAAATATAGAATCTCTTATAGAAACTAAGTTGGCAGAGGTAGATCCTTATCAAGAACAAATTGTTGATATGGAAAAGAAAGCATTGCAAGAAATTTCCTTTGATAAAATCAATGAATTAACTAAAATAGGAGATCATTTAAAATTTCTATTAGATGTTCTTACTAATAAAGATAGCTTTGTTAGAAAAAAGATAATTGATCAAAACTTGTCCTATTTGAATGCACGTTTGACCCATTATTTGGATAAAATTGGATTACCTCATAGCGTAATATTTAAGAATGATTTAACTGTTGAAATCACTGAACTAGGCAGAGAACTGGACTTTGATAATTTGAGCCGCGGTGAAAGAAACCGATTAATTTTGAGTCTTAGCTTTGCCTTTCGTGATGTTTGGGAAAGTTTATACTCACCAATCAATACTTTATTTATAGATGAACTTATTGATAGTGGAATGGACACTGTAGGTGTTGAAAACTCCATGGCAGTATTAAAAGATATGAGCCGAAATCGAGGAAAATCTATTTGGTTAATAAGTCATAGAGAAGAATTAGCGGGAAGAGTTTCAAGTGTCTTAAAGGTTATTAAAGAAAACGGATTTACAACATATAATACTTCAACAGATATAACAAAATAATTTTTTGACCATAAAAAAAAAATGATAAATTATAGTATGACAAGTACACAAAAAGCAAAAGGCGGAGCATGGGAGCGTGAAGTCGCTACCTATATGTCAAAATTATATGAATCTTCTTTTGTAAGGGCCGCGCACAGCGGCGCCTACATTGGGGGGACCAATAATCATCGAACCGAAACTCTTAGTAATAATCAAATCCGGTCTTTTAAAGGTGATATTGTTCCTCCTGATGATTGGATAAACTTTAATGCGGAGGCCAAGTCATATAAAGATTTTCCTTTTCATCAACTTCCTACTGGTAAGTGTCCTATTTTTGACAGTTGGGCAAAACAAGTATTGGATGTTGCTAAAAAAAATGACATTAATATAATTTTTATGAAATTTACTAGAAAAGGTAAATTTATAGCGGTTGAATCTAAATATACTTGGGTCGCTGATAATTTTATTCATTATAATTCAGAAAATTCAGGTGAATGGATTATAATGGAATTTCAACACTTTTTTGATCTTAACAAAGATTTATTAAAAAGCTATTCAATTACAACACAAGAAAACTCACAAATTATTAATCAGGCACAACTAGGCACATTAGGCACATCATAGGCACAACTAGGCACATCATAGGCACAACTAGGCACATTAGGCACATCATAGGCACAACTAGGCACATTAGGCACCAAGCCATTAGCTCTTAAAAATTTGGCGGTCTCTATGAGGCCCTCCTTGAGAGTGCACCACTGCTGAATGCACTCGGATCTGGAGTATGCATGACCGTAACGGTCATTGACCGTAACGGTCAAAGATACCGACAAGGCTCTCGTTGGTAGGCGAACCTTGAATGAGTCTATGGATACTCCGCTTTTGATTCCATAGAACATGCGTTACAGGGGTAGTAAAGCAAAATATAGATAGCTCCAGGACCCCGCTACAGCCCATAATACCTTACAGCGTAACCGGTGGCGGCAAACAGCATAAAAAGGCTAGTTTGTCGGGGAAAAGCGGCAAAGCGACAACCGTGCAAGCAGTTGTCAATTTGGTAGTGCTTGAAATAAGCACTACCATGGTTGCTCCTCCCGGCAAGCAGTTCCAAAATAGACCTAAATCTAAATTATATAAGATGCGTTCCCCAGAAAAATATCCAAAAAAAAAAACAAAACAGAAATTATTTAAAAAATAGAACGAGCGGAATGGAATGGAGCGAAGTTCTAGTTGTTCGTTAGAACAACTCTTGATACTGGTCTAAACTTTAAAATGATATAGATATCCAAAAAAAAAAAAAAAATAAAAACAATGGTTTCCCGGAAAAATATTTAAAAAAGATTAAAAATAAGGAAGTCCGCTCTTCTTGGTAATTTCCATATTATCTTCAATAATTTTTTGAATATGTTTGCGTTCAGCATAACTCATATTAAGAATATCTGTATAAGAAACTCCTCCTCTCATATGCCAAGCCATAGAGAGAGCACTTCTTTTTATATTATCAACTTCTTTTTCATACCCGTCTATGAGCTTCTTTATTTCTTCGGGCTTAGAATAAAGAAGCCTTAGCCGAAAAAATCCGTTGGGTTAATAGTATATGGCTGGTCATATTCATGACCGCAATTATAACACTTAATATGTGCTGGCTTAATTTCAGTACCTTCTTTAAGTTTTGTGCTATGATCTCTGATAGCATTATAAATTTTATTATCACAATTTTTCAAAAAATCTAAAATAAATTGCTCGTCGTCCACTCTTATATTTGGTGTTTCAATATATTCAATGGTTTTTGCTAAAATTTCCATAGTTAAATAAGTGATTTTTTCTAAAGCATTTTTTGTTGCTTTGTTTCTTTCTTCTATATCTTCTATTTCTATAATAGAATTTAGAAATTTTTGGACTTCAAATTGTCCCATAGATGCTTGATTCATTTCTTTATATGTTAAAGGCTTAAATTTAAACTTTAAATCACCTATTTCAAGAGGGGTATCATAATCGCCAGCAGTAAAATTACTTAGAACTGCTAATAGACTAACACTATAAGTTGACTCAGTTCCGCAGTTAGGACATTTGGTGTCAATTTCAAGTGTTTCGCTATCAGAAGCGGCTTTTATACCGATAAGAATAGCATCCATGTCTATATTTTTGATAGCCCATGGGTTCTTTATGTTTGGAACGCAACTTTTTATAAGTTCTACTACTGCGGTTCCGTTAAATAATGCATCTGGTGTTCTAGCAGTAATTTCATCAATTGCCGTCATAGGGTATACCGGAAGTTCTTTATTTTCCGGCATATCAAGATCATCTGGGGAATATCCTATACCTTTTGAAGGTAAACTAATGTAGACTGCTGGTCTTCTAAAATATTGTTGTAGCGGATTATTTTGCATTGTTATTCCTTATTATTCTGGTACTAAATAATACATAGTATTTATGTTTATAAATTTACCCGTTTTTTATTTTGAAAGAGTTTTATGGATCCTGAATTAATTGAACAATTAAACGAACAATTAAGAGAAATGTCTGACATTTTAAGCCAGCAAAACAGATTGATGGCTGAACAAGTTCGTAATATGAATAATATAGCTAGAGAGCATAAGACTTTTTCTGGTTCATTAAAAAATAATACCGATGCTACAAATAATAACACAAAATCTTTCAGAGACCTGAGTGAAGAACAAGATAGACTTACAACATCAACTTCAAAATTAGGTAGAGGATTAGAATTTGTCGCGTCATCAATAATGACGTTTGGCAAAACGGTTATGGATAGTAACCATAACTTCCAAAAATATGGAAATGTGGTTGATACAGTTTCAGGAACAATTGCTGATTTAGGAAAAGAATTTGGTGTTGTAGGACAGGTTTTGGGAGGAATAGTCAAAACCGGCGGGGAACTACTAAAATACCAATTTAATCAAGTTGATTCATTGCTAAAATTCAATGATACTGTTTCAAAATTAGGAGCAATGAATCAATTTAGTTCTCAACAAATTTTAGAAATGGCAAATAAAGCTGGTTTTGCTGCCAAAGATTTAGATAAGTTATCTGGGCCTATTGAAAAATTAGGTTCAAATTTTAAAATGTTAGGAAACAATGCCTCTGATTCCGTTAAAAAATTTATGGAAATGGCGGCAGTTGGTAGTGATACTAGACAAGAATTTCAAAGATTGGGTTACAGCCAGACAGAACTAGTTGAAGCACAAGCAGATTATATTCGTTCCATGGGAGAAATAGGTTTATCTCTCAGATTATTTGGAAATGATGTTAAAACACTACAAAAAGCCTCGCTTGAATATATTAAAAATCTTCAAGTAATGGCAGAAATATCTGGCTTAACTGTTGAAGAACAGGTAAAGAGAAGAGAACGTGTTGCGGCTACTTTTCAGGCTCAGATGTATATTCTTGAAATGGGTGAAAAAATACAAAATGCCAAAACAGAAAAAGAAAAGAGTGATTTAAGCTTACAATTACAAAACACTATTGATACAGCAGGTATAATTGCCAAATTGTTTGGTGAAGATGCCGCTTTAGGGTTTATGCAGGAGGCGTATGGAGTACCTCAAACATTGGGATTAGATCAAACATCACTTCAAAACGTATCAGATGATATTAAAAGGGCGGCCAAGTTAGCCAGAGAAGGTAAGTTGGATCAACAAACAATAACAGAACTTCAAAACCAATTATTGAATCAAAAAATAGCAACTTTAAATGGTCCACTTGGCCAAGCTTCCATGTTCAGTCCCGAAATTCAAAAATTATTAGGTGGAATGGAAGCCATATTTGAAGTTAATAGATTAAGAGGATACGACCCCGAAATAGCAAAACAAAAAATCCAAGAAGGTATAGAAAAGAATAAAGAAGAAGAAGGTCCAGCAGCAACTGATGAGTATCAAATTGCCAGAAACAAATTGACTGAAGCAGAAATCAAATTAAGACAAGAATTTGAAAAATTTGCAAACGAAATAAATTTGGTTGTTCCTGCAATAGAAGCCATGACAGAAGCAGCTAATTTAGCTGCCACGACACTTGAAAATATAACTAAAAATACAACTCCCAACAATTATGGTTCTGAAATATTTGCTAGTATTATGGCAGCAGCAGGATTAGGGTTAGGGGGTCTTGCAACTTGGAGTTTATTCAAGAATTTACAAATTATGAATGTCTTGTCAAGAAATGTAGCTACATCTCCTGGTAATCTTGGTTCAACTTTTTCTCCAGTTAATAATTTACCTAAAACACCTGATGTTTTAAACGAGGGCGGAACTAGATATGTAAAAACAGCAGGCGGCGTTTTTATGCCAGAAAGTCAAATTGGTTCTGTTACTTCTCCTGATTCTGTTACTGCTAAAACTAAAACTTCTAGATTTGGAAAATTTGGGGAAATGCTTTCAAATGCTGGAAATAAATTAAGTAAATTTGGTATAAGTAGGTTAGCGGGGGGTGCAGGTTCAATATTAGGCGGATTAGCCTTGAGTTATGGTGCTGATGCAGCAGAACAAGCCGGGTATACTAAAACTAGTGGAGCACTTTCTACAGGGTCTTATGCTTTGACCGGAGCAGGAACGGGTGCAATGTTTGGAGGACCAGTAGGGGCTTTAATAGGAGGGTTGATTGGCGGAGGAATAGGTCTATATCAAAATTGGGACAAGATAACCGGTAAAAAAATAATTACAAAACAAACACCTGAAATCAAAAGCAATGATAAAACATCAAATCAACACTTTAGTAGAAGTGTAAATGAACACTTTAGTAGAAGTGTAAATGATTTTGGTAAAATAATTGCTTCGTTCGGTAAAATAGTTTCTTCATATGTCACAGCTACAAAAGGATTTATTAAAGCGGCTAAGTCAATAGAAAATTCAGCCAGTCATTTGTCTAAATTAGGTGCAAATGCCTCAGTAAACAATAAAAATAACACAGATACAAAAAATCTGTCATATATTACAAATTTTGGTAAATCTGTAACTTATTTTGGTAAAATAGTTTCTTCATATGTCACAGCTACAAAAGGATTTATTAAAGCGGCTAAGTCAATAGAAAATTCAGCCAGTCATTTGTCTAAATTAAGTGCAAATGCCTCAGTAAACAATAAAAATAACACAGATACAAAATATATTACAAATTTTGGTAAATCTGTAACTTATTTTGGTAAAATAGTTTCTTCATATGTCACAGCTACAAAAGGATTTATTAAAGCGGCTAAGTCAATAGAAAATTTAGCCAGTCATTTGTCTAAATTAAGTGCAAATGCCTCAGTAAACAATAAAAATAACACAGATACAAAATATATTACAAATTTTGGTAAATTTGTAACTTATTTTGGAAGAATGGTTGAATCTTTTGGTCGAATAGTTTCCTCATTTAACAAATCAACTGCATTTAATAAGAATAGTGTTAATAGTTTAACACAAAGTATTAATTCACTTGAAGAAGTGATTAAACCCAAAAATAAAAAGTTATTGAGTACATTTAGCGATGAAGAAGAGCAAGAAACTTTAATAGAATATATTGAAAAATTAAAAAATTCATTTAAAGAAACTACAAAAGCAAATGAGGAAATGCTAGACCAAGAAATTAAAAGACATAATTTTAATGAATTGTCTTTTAAAAACTTGAGAATTAGCTTAGATGAGATTACTAAAAAATTTGATAATCTAGCTAAATTGTCACTATTTGGTTCAACAACAGACATTTATGATACTGAAGGAGACTTCAGCGGATTAGGAGCGGACGGTGCTGGTTCTACCGAAAATGCAGCTAAGGCTATGAAGTTTTTCATGGATAAAGGTTGGAGTAGGGAACAGGCAGCCGGTATAGTGGGAAATCTACAACAAGAATCCGGACCTAATTTAAATCCTCGAGCAGTAAACAAAAATGATGCCGGACCCGGATTACATTCATATGGTATAGCACAATGGAATAAAGAAAGATTTGAAAACTTAAAACGTTTTGCCAAAGAAAGAGGAACATCCTGGGATGATTTTTATACTCAAATGGAGTTTGTACATTATGAATTGACACAAGGAGAAAAGAAGCGCGTAGGAGAAAAATTAAGAAAAATCAAGGATGCAGCGGAAGCGGCTGTGCTGATTGATAAGAAATATGAAGTATCTACTGGTGAACATAGAAATAAACGAATAGCCAATGCAGTAAGATTGGCAAAAAATAATGATGCTCAGCTAGCTGATAGCAGAAATGATTATTCAACGTCGACGATTACAGAAAGCAATAGAATAGCTGAACTAGGTAAATATTTGGAAAGAACATACGGCGTCAAAGTTTCTGAGCACTCAGTATTTACTCCTGATGGAAAAAAGATTACTAGCGGACATTCTAAAAACTCTAAGCATTACAAAGATTTGGCAATTGATGTAAATGCACCAGGAGGAATTAAAGAATGGAATGATGAAAATTGGAAAAGAATATTTGATCATATAGCTGCGGATGTTAAAAGTAGAGGGTTTAAAGTAATTTGGGGTGATAAAGGGCACAAAGATCACATGCATATTGAGTCACCTATCAAAGCAGCACAGGGAGGTATTTTTAGCGGTCCAAGTTCGGGTTACCCAGCTGAACTTCACGGTTCAGAAATGGTCGCACCACTTGATACTAACTCAATTTTAATGAAATTAGCTACTACGCCATCCTCAACTACAACTAATGATATAACAACAACCACTTCTACAATAGAAAAAGAAATAATAGAAAAAATTTCTAACACAAATCAAGAAACATTACAGATTTTAATAGATAAATTAGACGATTTGATCGATGCTGTAGAGCAAGGAAATGATGTTAGAGATAAAATGTATAAATCTAACATGATTTAAAAAATATATTTAATTAAGTAATAAATAATTGTTATGAGCTACAAAAAGAAGTTTTTAAATAAGTCGGGTGTATCCAGTCCTATATCAGGTTTTAATAGCAATTCAGGTTCATGGAATTCGGGAAATAACGATATAAGAACAAATTTAAATAGTTTTGGTTATAGAAATTACATGAACCAATTACCTGAAGTATATACAGGTCATCCTAATAGAATTGAACGCTATAACCAATATGAAATCATGGATTTAGATGCTGAAATTAATGCTTGTTTGGATATTATTGCTGAATTTTCTACCCAAAAAAACAAGCACAATAAAACACCATTCAATATTGAGTTTAAGGAAGACCCTACACAACACGAAGTAGAAATTTTAACTAAGCAATTACAGCAATGGTGTAAACTTAATGAATTAGATGTTAGAATATTTAAAATATTTAGAAATACTATTAAGTATGGCGACCAAGTTTTTATAAGAGACCCGCAAAATTTTAAATTATATTGGGTCGATATGACTAAAGTCATCAAAGTAATTGTAAACGAAAGTGAAGGTAAAAAGCCAGAACAGTATATTATCAAGGATATTAATATAAATTTAGAAAATCTAACTGTAGCACCCAAAAATAGCACAGATTTTGCTGTAAATCCGGCTACTGGATATGGCGGCACGGGCGGGGGAACAGGAGCACCGTATACGGTTCCTACCATGCCTAATTCAGCACAATCTGGATCTAGATTTACCCTTGGGCAAACTGAAATGGCAATTGATGCTAAACACGTTGTCCACTTATCATTGACTGAAGGTTTAGACAGATTTTGGCCTTTCGGACAAAGCATTTTGGAAAATGTATTTAAGGTTTATAAACAAAAAGAATTACTTGAAGATGCCATTTTAATTTATCGTATCCAAAGAGCGCCTGAAAGAAGATTATTTAAAATTGATGTTGGTAATATGCCAAGCCACTTAGCTATGGCATTTGTGGAAAGAGTAAAGAATGAAATTCATCAACGAAGGATTCCTAGTGTGTACGGCGGGCAATCAATAGTTGATGCTACATATAATCCGATGTCAACAAATGAAGATTATTTCTTTCCTGTAACAGCTGACGGAAGAGGTTCAAGTATTGAAGTTTTACCGGGAGGTCAGAATTTAGGAGAAATTGATGACTTGAAATACTTCAATAATAAACTGGCAAGAGGCTTAAGAGTTCCATCAAGTTATTTACCGACAGGCCCAGATGATTCTACTACTCCACTAAGTGATGGCAGAGTAGGAACGGCTATGATACAAGAATTTCGTTTTAATCAATATTGTGAAAGATTACAGAATTATATGGCTATGACTCTTGACGAAGAATTTAAGTTATTCTTACGTTTTAGGGGTTTTAATATTGATACAAATTTATTTCAATTAACATTTAATCCTCCTCAAAATTTTGCTGCATATCGTCAAAGTGAGCTTGATAATGCAAGGGTTGGAACATTCTCTACTATGGAATCATATCCTTATATTTCTAAGCGTTTTGCTATGGAAAGATTCTTAGGTCTTACTGAAGAAGAAATCAAACGTAATGAAAAACTTTGGATGGAAGAAAATAAAGAAAATATACAATATGAACCCACAGGAAGTGATATGAGAAATGTCGGGGTTTCCCCGGGCGACTTCCAAGCTGATATGGACTTATCGTCCGAGATTAGTAATATAGAGACCGGAGAAGAAGTAGGAGATATGGAAGTATCTGGACCGGTATCCAACGCTCCAACTACTGAACCAGGTGCAGAACCGCCGGCATAAATACTATAAAAAATATAGGATTTTATTATGCTGTTGAATGAGGTATTTGCTCCCCCTATACAAGGTTTACAAGACGTTAATTCCGACAACAGTAAACCTATTTATAGATCATCCAGAAAGACTAAACTTAGTTTAAAGCAAATACGAAAATTACGTAGAATGTTAGATGTTAGACAATATGAACAAAAAAAATATTTAGAACAAGTTCGGCTTCAATATGGTCCTAAAACAGATCAATCAGGCAGCGTAATGCCAGGATTTTAAATAAAATTTCAAAAAAATAGCCTATAATCAGTATATTTCCTATTTATTGCATAAGTATAGTTGTATACAAAGCCATTAATTTCAGGAGATAATATTTTATGGATAGTAGAAAATATGAAAAGTTGATGAATTATGTCATCAATGAAGAAATCGAAAAGGCAAGAGAATTATTCCATCAAATTGTTGTAGAAAAGTCAAGAGAAATTTATGAATCCATTATGTCTGAAGAAGAAGAAATGGGCGGTAAAGTAGGTGATCTTCTTGATGAAATTAATGCTGAAGAATCCGGCATGATGGAAGACGACGATGATGATGATTTTGACACAGAAACAGATGACGACCTAGATGATAGTGATATGGACTATGAATTTGGCGGCATTGATGATGACGAATCGGAAAGTCTTGATGACACTGATGAACAGGAAGAAACACTAATCAGAATTGAGGACAAATTAGACGAGTTAATTGCTGAATTTGACCGAATCACAAAAGAAAAAGATGATGATGAAGAAGACATGGATCTAGATGATGAAGAAGACATGGATCTAGATGATGAAGAAGACATGGATCTAGATGATGAAGAAGACATGGATCTAGATGATGAAGAAGACATGGATCTAGATGATGAAGAAGATGAAAAAGATGAAAAAGATGAAGATACTGATGAAGTTATGGAAGCAGTACAACTTCAAAAAGTTTCAGTAACCCCAGGTGATAATGGAAGCAATAAAAGAAGTCCTGTTCCAGCTGATTCGGGCAAGAGAGGAATGAATTCTGGTGCAGTTAAATTTGCTGGAGATTCTGAACCTGTTCCGAACGGACCAAAGAGCCCAAATAACTTTTATACAAAGGGACAGAAAGAAGTTCCAGGAGCAGGACAGTTTAAAAATGCGCCAGGACACAAGAAAGCATCACTAACAGCAGTTCCTAAACCAAAGCACTCTGATAGTGGTGTAAATTCAAAGAGCCCGATAGCAGAATCTCGCAAGGCAAGAGTGGTTAGGGCTAAGAAGTAAGGATAACTGAGAGAAATGGCTTTGTATCTCAGAGATAATTTGGTATCAAGTAAATCCAAATTGTCACATGTAGAAAAACTACATTACTATACTGTAAGTGGAGACAAAACTCCACTTACAGTATTATGGAGCAGCAAAGAAAAAATTTTAAATAAAAACTTATCAAACTCAAGTAAATATCTGCCTTTTAAAAAGGAAAGATTATGTCAAGAATGATATTACAGGAATATTTAAATCCAGTAGCTGCTAAATCCAAAGTTACTTTGGAAGAAGGAACAGATAGCTTTGGCAATAAAGCAAAAAAGCTATACATGGAAGGGATTTTTATTCAAGGAGATATTCGCAACGCAAATGAAAGAATATACCCAGTAAAGGAAATTCAAAGAGCGGTTAATACTATTAACGAGCAATTAGAAAAAGGTATATCTATTTGCGGCGAAGTAGATCATCCAGATGACCTAAAAATTAATCTAGACCGTGTGAGCCACTGTATTGTTAAAATGGGTATGGAGGGGTCTAACGGTGTAGGTAAATTACAAATACTTCCTACTCCAATGGGTCAGTTAGTAACCACTATGCTTGAGTCAGGAGTAAAATTGGGAGTATCAAGTCGTGGATCGGGCAACGTAAACGACTATGATGGTACCGTTAGTGATTTTGAAATTATCACTATTGATATCGTAGCACAGCCAAGCGCTCCTAATGCGTATCCTAAGGCAATTTATGAAAGTCTTATGAATATGAAGTATGGTCATAAAGTCTTAGAAATTGCAAAAGAAGTGCAAGGAAACTCTAGAGTACAAAGATTCCTGGGTGAGGAAGTAAAACGCCTTATCCGAGAACTAAGAATATAAAAAGGAATCACAATAATGTTAGACGTAGTAAAACCATTATTAGAAAGCGGTCTCATTAACGAGGATATCGGGCAGCAAATTAATGAAGCCTGGGAGTCCAAATTAATTGAGGCTCGTGAACAAATTCGTGCCGAGTTGCGTGAAGAATTTGCGCAACGTTATGAACATGATAGAACTATTATGGTTGAAGCTCTGGACAAGATGATGACTGAAAATCTTCGTGAAGAAATTGAAGAATTTCACCGAGAAATTTCAGCCATGAATGAAGAAAGAGCAAAGGCACAAGTAAAATTGCGCGAAAATATGTCTAAGTTCAATGATTTCATGGTAACTAAACTTGCCGAAGAAATCACAGAACTACGCAATGATCGCAAGTTACAATTAGAAAATCAGAAAAAGCTGGAAAAATTCATTATACATTCTTTGGCTAAAGAAATCACAGAATTTGCACAAGATAAAAAGGCTGTGGTTGAAGCCAAAGTTAAGTTGGTAAGTGAAGGACGTAAAGAAATTGAAAAACTTAAAAAGAAATTTATTTCTGAAAATGCAAAGAAAGTCAAGTCCTTAGTTGAAAAACAACTTAAATTTGAACTAAACCAGCTTAAAGAAGATATTCAAGTTGCTAAGGAAAACAATTTCGGTCGTAAATTGTTTGAAGCATTCGCAAGTGAGTTTTCAGTAACATATTTAAATGAAAAAGCCGAAACTCGCAAGCTATTGCAGCAACTTGAAGAAAAAGATCGTTTGATCCAGGAAGCAAAAGAAAAAGCCGAAAAGGCAATCAAGCTAGCTGAATCAAAGGAACGTGAGGTCAGAATTATCAAAGAAACCGCAGAAAGAGAGAGAATAATGGCTAAGCTATTAGCTCCTCTTAATGAGGAAAAGAAAGAGGTAATGAAGACCTTACTTGAAAATGTGCAAACACCTCGTTTGCACATTGCGTTTGAAAAATATCTACCAGCGGTTCTCAACAGTGTTAAGGGAGAAGGTGCAGTAACTAAGTCATCTGCAAAATCCATCATTGTTGAGGCAACTGGAGATAAAACTGCCAAAAAGACGATTGTTCAAGAAGACGTTGTAGATAGAGACAACGTTATTGAAATTAAGCGTTTGGCAGGGCTATAATGAAAAGACATTTTTTAGGAGAAAAATAATATGTCAAAACTACTTACAGAAAGCCGCTGGGGAGAAACTAAAGAAGCCCTGCTTGAAGGCTTAACCGGCAACCGTCGTAAGACCATGAGTGTCGTGTTAGAAAATACCAGAAAGCAACTTCTTAAGGAATCTGCCTCAGGTACAACTACTTCCGGAAATATTGCAACTTTACAAAGAGTTATTCTTCCGGTTATTCGTCGTGTTATGCCTACAGTCATTGCTAACGAACTAGTAGGTGTGCAGCCGATGACTGGCCCGGTAGGTCAGATCCTCACTCTAAGAGTTCGTTATGCTAACAGTTTGATCGACAACTCAAGTGCAAACACTAGTGTTGTAGCAGGTGAAGAAGCACTATCACCATTCAAGATTGCTCAGGCATATTCACGTACACCATTTGGTGTCAACACAGCCGATAGCTATACGGGTGCTGCAACAGCTTCACTTGAAGGGAATCCTGGCAAGCAACTTTCAATCCAGGTTCTACGTCAATCTGTTGAAGCCAAGACTCGTAAGCTACAGGCACGTTGGACTTTTGAAGCTGCACAGGATGCTCAGGCTCAGCATGGTATTGATATCGAAGCAGAAATTACGGCTGCTTTGGCCCAGGAAATCACCGCTGAAATTGACCAGGAAATCCTGTTATCACTATCAACGCTAGCTTCAACTGAGTTCACATATAACCAAGCAACTGTTTCTGGTACTGCTACTTTCGTTGGTGATGAACATGCTGCTTTGGCTGTTCTAATCAATAGAGTTGCAAACTTAATTGCTCAGCGTACACGTCGCGGTGCAGGTAACTGGGCGGTTGTATCTCCGGCAGCCTTGACTGTTCTACAGTCAGCTACCACTTCAGCGTTTGCAAGAACCACTGAAGGAACTTTTGAAGCACCAACAAATACCAAGTTTGTTGGTACTTTAAACGGTGCAATGCGTGTGTTCGTAAACACTTATGCTTCTGATACTCAGCCAGTACTGGTTGGTTATAAGGGCTCAACTGAAACTGATGCGGCTGCGTTCTATTGCCCATACATTCCGCTAATGAGTGCTGGAGTTGTTATTGATCCTCAGACTTTTGAGCCAGTAACAAGCTTCATGACAAGATACGGGTATGTAGAGCTTACCAACACGGCCTCATCGTTTGGGAATGCCGCTGACTACGTCGGAGAAATTGCAGTACAGAATCTATCGTTCCAGTAACTGTATCACAAAATACTTGTTAAAACAAGCAAAAATGGAAAAGGGGGCAGAAATGTCCCCTTTTCTTATGGTTATTATTAATAAACGCAGCGGACTATGATAAATAAATATATGAAACACTTTATTTACAAAATCACTCACACAAGTGGTAAATATTATATAGGCAGGCATAGCACTGAAAACTTAGATGACGGATACATCGGTTCAGGTAGATGGCCCCGATCTATTAAGGATAAGTCTACTCTAACAAGAGAAATATTAGAATTTGTAGATGATCCAGAGACACTAAAGCAAAGAGAAGGTGAATATTTGGCTGAACATTACGGAAAGCCTAATTGTATGAATCAAAATATTAATCCTGTTGGATTCGGTGCCGGTGAAAACAATCCTATGCATAATCCGGAGACTTTAAAAAAATTATCAGGCGATAATCACTGGACTGCTAAATATCCTGAAAAAGTAGCATCTATCTCGGGTGACAATCATTGGATGAATACCAACCCAGAAGCTAAACAGACATTCATTAAAAATCATCCTAACAAAGATGGCAGAAACGCCAAACTCGCATATGAAAGAGGAACGCATAATTCTATTACTAACAACCCATCAACTATAAATGCCAAGAAAGGCACACATCATTGGCAAAATGGTAAGAGTCCTAATGCCGACGGTAAACTTAATAAAAAATTAATTGCCGAAGGTCGTCATAACTTCTTAGGTCCTTATATGAATAAGAAGAGAGTTGACGCAGGAACTCATAACTTTATGGGGCCAGAATCTAACTTAGCGCGATTAGCAGCCGGCACCCACCCCTCACAACAAAAGAAAACCTGCGAACATTGTAATAAAACAGTTAGCGTCGGAATGTATAAGCGATGGCACGGAGACAACTGTAAACAAGCAAAATAACAAACTATTGACTGATTTAAGATAAGTCTAACTCAAATACTAAATTTCCGCAGTCCCAAATTCTGTCATAATTTTTAATTTGCATTATTTCCCATTCAGTAATATTTGGATTGTATCCTTCTTTTATTAATTTTTGTTTTGTAAAATTGTATCTATGTCTACGAAATTCATAGTTTTCAACATAATAATATCCAGGCTGTGTAGTTTTGATTAGTTTAAACCCCAGTGTTCTATATAATTTACCATCGCTCCAACGCAAATCGGCATATGATGTAATTTTTTTAGGGCAATGATTTTTTATGAAATGTGAAAGTAATTTACTAGCTCCGCCCACGATAGAGGTGCCATCAGTAGCATATCTTACTAGTTCATATCCTTCTTTACCGTGTGAATTTAATGCTTTTCTTGGTTTAGAAAATGTCATCAATGAAACTAGTTGGTTTTTATAATATAATCCGTATCTAATAGGAGCATGTGAATAACCTTGTAAATGATATTTTTCTAAAAAATCTCGGCTTTCGGTTATTGATACCTCTTTTATACAAGTGTTTCTGGCAAATATTCTTTCCTTTGTTTTGCCAAATA